ATGCACCTAGAAGAGTTGGATCGTTAAGAAGCTTCCAATCGTGCTTATGGAAAGTGTATCCACCACGAGTAAACGACTTAAATCCAAGCTTTACAGCCATGTCTGAGTCGTTGTTGAATGCTCCAAACTGTCCTGGTAAACCAGCAGTAACACCTGTTGCTACACCTGTAGCTAACATGTCATCAATAGCTAGGTCTTGCTTTCTGTTTAAGTACATAGCGTACTCGGAAGGTGCACCTTGCTTGTCAAGCTCCATGATAATATCATCAAACTCACCAAATGAATCCATTGGGTTAGCATTAGCGTTAGAAACTAAAATTCCACGATCCTCGATAGCTGAGAAGTAACCTTCAGATCCAGCAAACTCTGTATCAAAGTCTGTGTCAGAATTAGTAGCTGCACCAGACTCATTTCTCTTTTCACCGAAAAGCATCATTAACTCACGCTGATCTTCAAATCGAGCACGAGCTTCTTGCTCTGCGTACATGAACCAACGGTACTCTCCACCACCTACGTCAACCCATCCGATATTCGTTGCCTGAGATCCGTTCACTTCGTGACGACCCTTAACAATCATAAATGGATTAGAGTGACGAGTAATGTTAGACTCTCTGTAAGCTGTTGGCTGATTTGTTCCTTGTCCGTACATGTTACCAAGAACAATAAGCTCTCCATCAGTAGTAGCGTCAATATCAGTACTTGCAGTAGTGTCAGTTCCGTCAAGCTTTACTAGCTTTACATTTGCTGCAGTTCCAGTGCCAAATCCGCCATTCTGAACAATGAATCGAGCTCCTGTTTCAGAGTCCATAACTACGTCGTTTTCCTGAACATTTGACGTAACGTCAGAATCAGAAATTTCTACGTAGTCAGCTCCTGATCCATCAATAGCAGTGTTGCCTGATGTGTAAGCAAGCTTCTTGTGGCGACGGCCAGTCTCCCACCAGTCAATCTGGTCAGATGATCCTCCGCTGTTAATTGCTCCTGTTAGTTTAAGAAATCCAGTGATACCTTGATCACCGTAAGTCTCAACGAGGTTGGGCATTACCTCATCTTTAGTCGCTTTAATAAGCGAGTCAATAGTTGTATAGTTTTCAGACTGAATTCTAAAATTAGAACCCGCTGCATCTAACGGAGGTAAATTACCTGTACCTGCCGTTCTATCTGTTCCTAATGTTGCCATATTTTCTTATTTTTTATACTTTAAAAGTTAGTTTATTAGCCCCCTTCCCAATAAGATTTTTCATTTGTTCCACTAAGGGATTCTCTTGAGAGGCGGTTTGTGTGGGTACCTGAGCAGCTACATTAGATGCATTCTGTACTATATTCTTTTGACCGTCACTAAGCCCCTGTCTATATGTAGAAGAAACTATAGAGTCGATATTATCGATAATAGCACGGTGTGAATTTAATGTATCAAAATCCCATGTCCCGTCTTGACGAACATATGAATCAAAGTACTCATCTAATCGAGAGTTCTTATTCACAAGTTCTTGTTTGTATCGGTCATCCAATCCGAAAGTGAAGGTTTTCTCATTACCAAGATCAAATTCTAATCCTGTTAATGCATCCGCTTCTGATCTCATCTCTGAGACCCAATCCTCCGTTATAAAGCTTGTATCAGCTTGTTCAGCAGCTTGTTCTTGAACTTCAGGAGCCATATATTTCATACGCTCTCCTTCAATTTTTTCTTTAGCTTTAGCTGCATCTACCTTCATTTGAAGGCCGCCAACTTTAACTTCTTGTTCAGTATACATGTCTGGATCTAACTTGTATCTGCTCTGAACTAGAGTAGTAACCTCGTCTGCTGTTAGATTAGGATATTGTATCGCTGTATCTACTTTTAACATCGTCATATCATCCATTTCGGTTGTATTTAACGACTGATAAGTAAACCACTCTTGTGGAGATCGTCCAGTTTCTTGGACAAATCTAGCAATAGCATCCACTCTCTCATCTAGAGGTTGGGGTGTTGCGACAATATCGTCAAAAGAAGCTACGTCTTTACCCAGCCTTTCGCTGAGATATGAAAAAACTGCTCCTTCGATTTCGTTGTCGCTGTATTGTATAGGTTCAGGCTGTGTAGCCTGATTTAATTCTTGAGTTTGGGGTTGTACGCTCTCAGTTTGTTGAGGGGGTTCAACCGCTTCTTCCATTTGCTGTTGAGGTTCTGCAGGCACTTCTGGTGCAGATTGTGGCTCAACCTGCGGAAGAGGTTGTTCTTGTATACGATCAGAAACTACTTGAGACTCCTGTTGTGGAGCCTCTTCAGTTACTGTTTCTGTTTGATTGTTTTGCGTAGACGCAACAATTTCTTCGGGTGAGTTGAATACTTCAAACCCCCCAATACTTTGTTTATTTTCCATTATATTAAATTAGTTGTTGTTTTATTAGCTTTGTCCACGACCTCTAATGCCGCCTAGGTATAGTATAGCTTTATCTGAGTCTGTAGCATCTACAGACGTAAACTTACCGTATACTATTGCTCCTACAGTAATTTCCATAGCTACGCTTGTTGTATTTACCGCTTCATAAAAACCAGCATCGTGAGTAGTATTCAAAAGAGCTCCCGCAGAAGTATAGTGCTGAGTTCCATCTGAAGCATTTGCTCCTAAATACTCATATATACCTTCACCCTTTACGGTAAAAGTATCATCAGAACCATCACGATCAGCCCCCATATTTTGAATTGCAATAATATATCTATTATCTGGAGCTGTAAAAGCCCCATTGTTGGTGTCAATTACTACAACTCCTGCTTTTCCTAAATAGTCGCTTGGATGTGCCATGTCTTTATGTTATTATGTTCCTGAGCCTCCGAAGACTACAGAAGAATTATCGTTTCCAAATACACCGTACTCAATAAGAGTATCTACCTTAGTAGCGTATACAGCATGAGTTTTGTCTGGTGCGATAGGAACAAAAGCAAACTCTCCACCACCAATCTTAGCAGTTAAAGCACTATCGCTCTCGGTTTCATTACGCACGTATATATAGTTTTCTAACTCAGAAGCAAGGTTCTGAATGTATAAGTAAGCTCTATCGTTTTTATCATTAGCTAAATACACGATCATGTCGTTAGTATCAGCAGCAGTTCCTTTTACTTTAGCTCTAATTAAACTGCCTGAATCTACAGAAGCAGAAAAACTTTCAGCTAAAGCCAAGGGCGTAGACAAAACATTGCTACTACTCATTGATAAACCTATTGTGATATTTGCCATTATTCGTGTATTAACATGTATTCTAGCGTTACGTCAGTATGAACACTAGGTTTAACATATATGTCTGATATAGATTTCGTACCATTTACTGTAGTCACAATAGTTAAATCTCCATTTCCAGCAGTGTTAAACTGAATTTCTCCAGAAGCCTCTCCTGAGTCTATTTCTAAATCATTTCTAGAATATCTAGATACAAATGTTACAGTGGCAGAAGAGACGCTAGTAACCCAATTCGGGAATTGTGCATTATCAATCTGAGTTGCTATATTAGCTACCGTTGAATTTGCAGCTGTAATTGTAACACCATCAAACACTACAGTATCTCCAGCAGCCCAAGTGTTAGTAACCTCACAGGTAAAAGTTTCTTTTGTTCCGCCATTGGCATTCCAAGGGAAGAAAGTAAAGTCACCTGCATAAAGTCTTCCTATTTCTGTTAATCCTGTTATTGTAGGATCTGTAGCGTCATGAGCACCGTCAGCTGTATGACCAGTTAAATAAATAGTAACATACTCTGCCGCAACAGTAGATGTGTTTTTTATATATACTTTATTTGCTCCGTTGGTAGTATAGTCATCACCTCTAAAAAGAAGGCTAGTATCAATAACACCAGAGCCACTAAAAGACAATGTTTTTCTTGCCAACCCAGAAGTTTCTGACAAGCCAGTTCTAGTCCCAGCCTTAGTTAAGGTAGAAGAGGTGGCAATTGCAAGATTATTGCTCAATAAATCTGAACTGGTTATTGTTAATGTTGCCGTTGTTATTGCCATGTTCTATATATTACGATGCTGTTGACTGAGATAAAACACCATATTCAATGCTTACATTTGTTGCAATTGTCGTTACTTGAATATCGAGAGTGCCTCCGTAAGGTATAAGCAACCAGTCTCCTGGATAGAGTCTTCCAACAATTATATTCCCTTCTAATTCAACAAGAATGTGATCGCTAACCCCTTCGCTAGTGTTCCTAATGTATACTTTATGTGCTACCGCACCAGTAACATAAATGCTATCAGCTACAACAACTGTGTCAGTTTGTGCTGAAGCATACTTTCTGCTAGTAATACCCGTAAACTCATCCAATCCTGTTGAAGATGCAGCCTTAGTTAAAGTAGCTGTCTGAGTCATGTTAAAATTATGACCCGTTATATCGGCACTGCTTAATGTTAATGTTGCTGTTGTTGTTGCCATAGTTTTTTTATTATGATGCTACTGATTGAGAAAAAACTGCAAATTCTACTTTCATCCCAACAGCACTAGTATCAATATCAATATCTAAAGTTCCGTCATAAGGGAAGAATGCCCAATCCCCTGGGTAAAGAAAACCCATAAGTACATTACTACCACCCAACTCTACTGTTACAAAATCACTTGTTCCAGCTGAAGAATTCTTTATATATACTTTATGAGCAGCAGTTGTGTCAACATAATCTGCTGCTGCAACAATGTTAGTTGCAGTTTGAGCAGCTGCGTATACAACAGTAGTAACGCCAGTAAATTGATCTAAACCAGTGTTGCTTGCCGCTTTCGTTAAAGTAGATGTCTTTGTTAGACTTAAAGCGTCTCCCGTAATATCAGCACTATTAAGTGTTATTGTAGCTGTAGTTGTCGCCATTTTAAATGTTATTTATATGCAAATATAGTGATTATTTCTTTTTCTTTTTTTTCTTGATTTTGTATCTAGACACTCTACCCTTAGTGCGTTTTTCTTTAGCTGCTCGTGCTTTTTCAGAAGGACTAAGCTCAGACCATGTAGCAGGAGTTTTTGAAGATATTCTTTTAGTTGGACGAAAAGTTCTATCCTTACCTTTATATCCCTTTTTGCCTTTGGGTGTTCTCCACTTTTCTTTAAACCAACGCTTAAGAGCTAACCCTTTTTTCGTTTTACGAACTTTAGGCATTACTTCTTTTTCTTATTACCCCAGTTTGCAGCACCTACTTTGCGGCATTTAGCTAAAGCCCCAGAAGCATAAGCAGAAGGCCAAACCTTATATCTACCTTTTACCTTATGGTAACAAGCATCTTTAGTCGACCCTCCTTTTTTGTATTTTACTACTTTTTTTTTCTTAACTGCTCTTGGCATGGCTAGCTAGCTTAAATGTTGCTTTTTTTACAGCACCAGGATGCGGTGCGTAGTCACCTACCATTAAATAATACCTACCGCTTTCTTCCATCCAATGATGACCTTTAGGAGGATCAACAGATACTTTCTTGTTAGACACCTTGAGTTTAGGGTTTTTCTTTACGGTTTTCATCAGCTTTTCTTTCTACATTTCCATTTACGTAATGCTAACGCTTTTCTAGTAGGACGACCTTTACTATCTTTCATAGGACCTTTCATACCTCCCATTCTAGCACAAAACGACTTGCGTCTTTTGGCAGCCTTAGAACCACGTTTTACCTTTCCAGTAACAGCCATCTTTAGCTTACTGCCTGGGTTGGCTCTACGATACGAAGCTACACCTTTTCTGTTTAGTCCACCTTTAGGATCTTTACCTTCTTTTCGTGTCCAAGCAGGAGTTTTACCTCCTTTCTTCATTTCTTTTGTTTTATGTGGACACTTGCAAGCTTTCATTAGAACGCACTCATTATAATTTCATCAACAGCCTCTTGAACCTCACCCTGAGTAGCCTCAAGCTGCATCATAATATTTGCTTGAAATCTCTCAACCTCCTCACCGTCATTAAATACAATAACTGTAGGAACTACGACGATCTTATGCTTTGCCTGTAGGTCTGGTTCAGAAACTATGTCTACACGCCTGCCCTTACAATCACTAAGCTCATCTAACCAATCCACACTGTTAGCCGCATTAAAGCTAGCGTTAAACTCAACAACGCACACCCCTGAATCTGGTATAGTCATACCAAGAGATGTCATTGCGAATAAACATATGTAGAATAATGATTTCATTATTTTAGTTTGTCTATTTTTTCTTCAATACGATCTAAATCGGTTTTAAGCTCTGATACATCTTCTTGAGTAGTCATAATAGTCTGCCTTACTAGCTGATCCTTCATATCGAACTCCATGCGTGTAATCTCTGGATCTGCTGGCTCTGGTAACTCCATAGCTAAAGCTATGTCTGCTTGAAGAGCAAACCACATTCCAATAAGGGCTGCTAGCCCTGCTGCTCCCATACCTATTGTTTTTAGGTCTAGCGTTACTTTAGTATCCTCTCCAATTTGTTTAGCCATTACAGTATTACATAGTTTAGTCCGACAGAAAAGTCATGCCATTCTCGGTTCCAATACTTATTGTATTTACCTTCTAAGAAAACACCAAGACTCTTATTTAATCTCCAACCAAAGATAAGGCCTGCACCGTAATCTATCCACTGCCCCCCTTCGGTGGTTTCAAAGTAAGAATACTCGTCATCTGTCTTAAGATGATAAGGCATTACGCTCACCCAGTTGTGCATCCAAAACTCCTTAGAATACTTGTAGTAGTCGTATCCGACAACCACAGAGTAGTTCCACACATTAGGTAATTCGTTTCTTTTCTTAGCCACATAATCATTAATAACTTCAGGTATAACAACCTGCTCCCACACATCAACGCTATTAGCTACAAGTTCTCCGTCTGGAGAAAAGTATTCGCCAGATTGCACATCTACAACATACCCCTCTTGTATAGCAAGACTTGTGTAGTGTATGTTATTGTTTGACAAAACCCACTCCTCTAAAGGATTATATCCATAAGGCTCTGATATACGTTGAGCAACCCCAAGGTTAAAACTGAGGCGGTCATTAGCATTAATCCTTAACCGTTGAGATCCTTCAAAGTACTCTACATCAGCAAAGCCGTCTTGTAAATACTCAGCTTTAGCTATCCAGTTCTTAGCTACGTATCGTAAGAAATAGTCTTGATCTAGAAAGTTTCTACCCTGCTGTCTTCGCCAATCAGCTTCAAACAGAAACTCAAAGCCTTTTACTTTACCTATAGTAGCAGCATCACTATATGATTTCTCTGTTCCATCATAAAATACATTGGCTCTATTCTCGTATCCGAATCTAGCAATCTTACGCACACCAGCTGTAAATGAATAATCGAAAGGAGTCTCTAGTACATCTGTCTGCAGCCCATTTGTTACAGAATAGATGTTGTTATCAGCTATGGAGTTACCACCACTAAAAGCTGTGTAAAATGTAGCAAACTTAAAGGTCTTCTTTAAAGTTTGACTTTTTGCATCTAAAGTTGTACCTAATAAAAAAACTACAAGCATTATAAAGCAATACAGAATAAATTCAAATCGCTTTGTTTTGTTTTCAATATTGTTTGTTTCTAATGACATCACACTTCAAAACCAAAGTTTAAGATCATAAATCTAAATCTTTTACAATGACCTTTCTTTTCACAAGCAGGACATGGACAGAATGAAATCTCAAGAAGGGTTACTGTACCTAACCTTAAGTTAATCTCATACTTTTCTTTTTTGTTTCCAGCATTCCAGCTGTTTATCCAATCTATTTTCATTACGCTAAAATTACACGGTTATAAAATTCTAAATCTATATCTTTAATAGGATTGATAAAGTTAACACGACAATACCTATTAATTTCTTGCCTCTTAGTCTTACTGTTTGTTACGCAAACATTAGCAGCTTGGTATTGAGCGTTCTTCGTTAAAAGCTTATCAACACGCTTCTTTGTTGTTTTGTTTGTTTTATAACTCATGATTTAATTATTATTTTATTTATACGACCAATAACAATATTATATACTCCGTTAGGTAAATCAGTCATGTCAATTCTTTTATTTAAAGTAGCTGGTATAACAACTTGCCCTAAAGAATTATATATAATAGCTTTTATATTTATAGGAGATTGAATATAAAGAATATTATTTACAGGATTAGGGTATACACTATATACATCATGTATATCATACACACCTTGTGGCCATCCCTGCTCACAGTATGAATAAAGATCTATACATGTCTCATCCCAACCAACTTCACAGCAATATGGATCAATATCTATAATCCATGCATAGCATCCGTCGTTGTACCAATATGGTACACCAGGCCCTGTAATGCATCCAGCGTCATATAAACACTCATCTTCATTAGATGTATTAGCTAACTCATTGTAATTAAATGCATTAGGGTCCATACAATCAACAACTACTTCAATACAAGAGTCTTCAATCTCTGTATTAGCGTCTGGATTGTAATTAAATGCGTCTGGATTCATACAACCATACACAAAAGGAATGCATCCACCGTTCTCTGTATTAGCATCTGGGTTGTAGTTAAACTGCGTAGGATCGGTACAACCAAATATTACTGGGATACATTCACCAGAATCAGTAGCTAAAGCATTGTAGTTAAAAGCTGTTGGATCTTGACATCCCAACACTTCAAGCTCATCACAAACTCCATCTCCATCGTAATCATTTACGCAGCTATTATTACAGTCATAATACTCTACTGGATAGTTACAGTCAGAATTTGTGTTAGCTTCGGCATCGTAGTTACAAGCCAATTCATCCGTACACCCGTATATATAAGGTATACAGCCATCTCCACAGAAAGGAGTGAAATGATATACCGTCCAGTTCGGACCTGTAAATGGCTGAAGTGCTCCCTGTCCGTTGTTTATAAATGGATTGCTACCTTCAGACAACAAAGTATCTCCCGCTTCATTAAGAACATATACAGAGTTGTGTAGCGTTTGGAATGCAAGCTCTTGAGATGATTGCTGTTGATTACCAGCTTGAAAGTAGTATATATCCACCTCTTCGTCTGAATCAAGCATAATATCCCATGACTGATTAAACTCTCCAGGACCCACAGTAAATAACCACTGCTGTTCTCCCTGTACCATACCTATCTTAGAGTTACCCCATCCATCAGCAGCATCGTCTTCTAGTATTATCTGTATGCTGCACGGACCTACAAGGTCTGCTATGGTTGCCATGCTGTCGTAATTTAGGGCTTCTGGATCTGTGCATCCCCACGTATGCAGAGTTTCGCACGTATCTGGCAACACAGCCTCTGGGTTGTAGTCTACATAATCATCATCCATGCATCCATAGATAGGCGGTGCTGGGGGACAAGGGTCAGGGAATATAGCCCCAGAATACATCGTATTCCCGTCATCAAATGTCGTAAATGCAAGATCCTCTAGCTCCCATAAAACACTATCGCAAGATGTTATAACGCAAGCTCCGTCCTGACCTCCAGAAGCATATCCATTAAGCCCGTCACCAAACTCATCTACTAAGATTAACTCAAAACCTAAGCTAACACAAAAGTCATAACTGTATGTAACTAACTGGTCGCCAAAGTCAAACTCGCCAGGTATAACTTGATCGTAAAACTCACCATTTGCTATATTAACTAAAGTAAAACCAGTCTCGCCAGGCCACGTATCTAATGTTAAGTCCATAGAAACTAGAGTCTCAGCAGAATCACATTCAAATACATTACAGCTACCATTATCAATATTAGCCCATGGATTGTAATTATTTGCAATAGGGTCGGTACATCCAGGAAGAGGCGGTATACATGGTAGAAGTGTAAAAGGTATGGTGTCTAGTGCTGAATCAAAGTCATATACCGCTGTATCTAAACCACAAGTGTTACTTATTCTGTACCATCCTTCTCCAAATCCACAGCATATACCGTCACCAAATGCGTCCATCATTACAAACTCATAATCCCCCGATGGTAAAAACACCATATGATTCTGTAAAGTGTTATTCTGAAGCGGGGGGCTTACAGCCACGACGTTTGAATCACTGAGTATTTGCCAAGAGCTTTCTCCAGCATACTGATCTGTTTGAATTTGTACATCCACCCAACTTCCTTGACCTAATAAAGATGTTGCTAACATCCAAAATAAAAATACTAATAGATAAGATTTGTTTTTCATAATTATTAATCTTTTAATATAATCGGATCAATAGAAGGATGAGTTATAGTTATTGATTGTATCTGTTTTTCAGATATAACAACAGAAGGAGAAAAATAAATAAAATCTAATGAAACCCCTAATATAGTAGAGCTGACAGTTTTATCTATATTTTTAGAAACAGTTACACTCATCGTCTAACTCTTCTATTTAAATCTCTAGGATCTTTCAATCTGGATACATTGTCTGCTTTTGCTACATCCTCATTAACAGTAAATGTCCCTCTCAATATTGTTGTATGAGTATCTGCAGCAGTAGTGCTTGGAACTATTTCTTGCAAATCATAGACATATCTTCCAGCTGGGACTCCTCTCATAGTAGTAGCCGTAGCAGTAATAGTAAGATTACCGTTGTCATCAACAACAAAAGGTTCAAACAAATTATCTACCTGCCTCCCTAAATTAGGACTACCTATAACAGGTGAATCAGAAACACTTCTATTATTCCAAACTTGCATCAAAAAAGAAAAATTTGATGTAGATAAAGTTTTTGCTGTTCCTGAAGAATCTTTTAAAGTTAAGGTTAAAGAAAAAGTATCACCTCTTCTACAGGTAATATCTAGTCTTTCTGATACGTCAAGATTTACTTTACTTGCCATTACATTGGTGTTAATAGTGATTGCAACATAGAATTACCTTGTTGAGCTTCTGAGGGCTCAGGAAGTTCTCCTCTTCGGTCTTTTCTTTGCGATATTAATTTACTTTGTTTTGCAGCTTGTTTTTCTACTCTCTCATCTTTTCTATCTTCTTTTAAAACTTCAAGCTTTTCTTTAAACTCTTGCTCTTCAGTTCTAAACCCAAGAGTCGCTTGAGCTTTTATCATTTCAATTTCTTTGTTAAACTCATGTTGCATTTGAGCTAACTGCATTTCTAATTGAGATTTAAGTTGCATTTTCTGAGATTCAATTTGAGCTTCCATTTGGATTTCTTGCTGACGCATTTGCGAAGCCATTTGAGATGCTTGTTGGGCTTGTTCTGATTGCATTTGAGAATTTTGTTGAGCAACCTGTTGCTGCATCTGAATTCTCTTTTTACGTCTAGTTATAAGCAATCTTTCAGCTTGATTTATATCCTTTAAATCTCTGATAGCCATAGCATCCTCTAAATCAATCTCTTTCTGACTCAAAGCTATCTGTATGTTTTGCTCCAAGAAAGCTCTATCTTTATCCTCCATGTTCTTATGAACCTGAACCCCAAAATTATACATTGGGATGTCATTAAACGCAGATAAAACATTCATATTAGACTCGCCTACAGCATTTTTGTAAACATCCATAATAACAGACTCTTCTGGTAGAATCTGCAAACATTTAACTATGTCGCTACAAACCTTTTTATAGAGAATAATAGCAGAGTTAGTTATATCATATGTAGCATTATTTGAAGCAGCAATAGCTTGTTGTTGAACACCAACTAAAGCCTCTCCTTTTGGAGTGCTAGCATCAACAACCTCATTGATTCCTGTTACGTCACGAATCATTCTTAGGTAGTGGTTATATAAACCAATAAGCTCATTAATATTTCGAATGCTATTACCTATTTCACGAATAGGAGGATTTTGGAAGCCTCCCTCTGGATTCTTACTCCTATAGTAGAATACACCAGTTTGCTCATAAATATCATGGAGATCTAAAGGTTGTAATTCACCGCCTTTACCTAGCTGAACATTTTCTAACCCTTCAATATCTATCATTAAGCCATCAGGCTTTGCTTTAGCTATAGACTGTTGAATTTTTAAGTGGGTTAACTGAAGCATATCAGCAAACCCTATGCAACTATCCACCATAGACTTAGGTGTCATATCCATAATGTTAGTAGCAACTACAGAATAAGAAAGATTAGCTTTACTTATGTCATGTATGTTTTTGGGTACATTGTGAGCTCTACCGTAACCAAATAATTTTTTTGTACCTAAAATATAATATCCTTTATAGACATTAGTTACTTCCATCTTATGAGGAGTTCTTTCGAAAACACTATTTTTCTTCTCTTTGTAAGAAAATCCTTGATAGAAAAAATTATTATTGCCGTGCACATTGCCTTTCTCTTCATAATACATGCAGTCAGTTGATAAGAATTCAAATTCTAAAACATCAACCATGTATTCATCATAGTCGTAAACAGTTTTACCTAAAGTGGTATCATATTTAGAAGTACTAGAAGAAGTGCCTTTTATTTTTTTAGATATTTCTTCGTAGTCTTTTTCATTAAGCTCATCACCAGCTATTCTTTTTAACTCTTGAATAGGCATACTCTTAATATGTCCCGCATATGTTAAATCAGAAAATGACGGATCTTCTGTTTGGCTATGAATAAAATCTTTAGGATCTATATATTTTGTAACTATACCGTAGTTAGGGTCATTTGTTCTTTTAACAACAGATATACCTATAGCTGCTAAATCATTAACGCATCTTCTAAAAGTGTTATCATTAAAGTTATTCCAAGATAACGTCATATTGGTAGCAATTTGAGCTGCTACCTCAGCATCACTTTTTATATTATTAGCTAAAAATATTTCTGACTCCTCTAAAGAGTCTGGTAACTGCTCTGGATCCATGTCTAAAACAATCCCAGTTTGCTCTTTGAAGTCTAACAATTCCTGCTTTGCAGCAATTTGTTCCTCAAGTTTCTTTTTAGCTTTATCTTTTTCAGACGAAGACAGAGGATCTATTGCTTCAAGATTTGGGTAAGGATCTCTTGCTAAGATTTTATTTACTACAATCTTAACGAATTTAGGTAAAATAGGTACTGGAGTGTAGTCAATATTTATAAGACTACCATCCCCTGAATTAGGATCTAAATTATTTAATAGTTTTTTATATATGTTTGTGTCCTGAGTACCATTAGCATACTTCCTGTTTTTCTCAAACAGATCATACCTTCTCCTGAAAATAGAATTAGAGTCACTTTTTTTACCCCACTGAGACTCTATAGCTTTGGCATATCTTAAACCATATGATTTAGATTCTTTTTCTTGCTGAGGAGCTAGCGGATCAGGAAAGTTTTTTGAACCTCTGTAATTTTTCATTTATCTAGGTGTGTATTATGCAAATATAAGAAATTAGCCGATGACTTCATATCGTCTAAAAAACTTACGTTCAGTGAAATCTGTTTTCTTTTTCTTTTTTGTTTTTTGAGACGCAAGAAGAGCCAAACCAGAGCTTATAGTAAGGTCAAATTTTGTTCTTTTATCTATCTTATAACCTATCCAATCCTCTAATGTTTTGTTAAAATACATGCTTCCCATCTCGCCAGTTTCTCTATTAACTCCAACATGGTTGTGTATGTACGACTCTATAGCATGTGCATGTGCTTGAATTACGTCCTGCGAGTTAGAAGGTATTCCTTTTGTTTTTGATTTTATAGTAGAAGTGTTTGCAGCCATTAAGTGGGCTGGCCTATCCATTAAGTAACCATCGTAACCTCTTGACTCAAAATGCCTTGCAATACCATACTTATTATTCTCGATCAATATAGGATAGCCATAAAATACTGCAGCCATCAATACATCTTCATAAAAAATTTTAGCAAGAGGCGGTCTGGCTGCATACTCTACAACAAACATATTTGATGGTTGATCCATATGAAACTTATTGTATATATGTAAAGCACCCTTAGAGCCTCTGCCGTCAACAGTAGCGTCTAGGTCATAAGAGTCAACACCTCCGCAACCTCTGTCTGCATTTGGAGCGATTTTTTTACCGCTTTCAATTTTCTTTTTATTCCTTAGTTCAGCTGGTGGCATCCAAGCAACTTTAAACCTACCATTAGGATCTGGACTAAATATCACCTCTGTATCTTTTTTACCTTCTTTCCATATAAAATTACCTCTAACGATAGGATTTGGAAACAACTCATCATTGTGTTCTACCTGCTCATATATCTGCCCAACATTAAACAAACTACCTTCTATACTATCTCTGAAAGCTTCGTCTTCTGTAAAAGGGAATTGACGTATAACTTCGTTAAGTTCGGATGCATCATCCTTTAGGGTTTCTCTTTCATTTTTTAAGAATGTTTTAGCTCCATTATGAATTGGATCAGAATCAATACCTTCAATAACTTTAATAGGATCTTCAATAACAGGCTGTCCGTACTTATCAAAGAACCCTTCTAAAGACTCATATGCTGGTATAAACAATCTGTAGAGACCAGTTCTAGTCCTCCCATTTGCGTTCCTCTCCAAAGGATTCGAATCCTCCCATAGATTTTTGTATTGACTGCCTCCCTTGTCCATTGGATTTACTGTGCTTCCGACTAGTGCTTTTCCGACGATTTTTCTTCCGACGATCAAACAAGTCCTCTGAATCCTCCATGCGTCTCTTATGTCTGTAGGTCTTTCCCATTTTCCTGCTTCATCTAAATACAACAAGTGTAGTTTTTCACCGTCGTATGCGTTATTAGTTGTGTTTTTCCAGTTTATAACTGTATTAAGAGCCTCTCCAGTTTGAGAGGTCTTATTGTTTTTTGTTATACGTTTTGACGGCTCTCTAAAAGCTAGCTCCATACGTGGATTGGTAGTACCGTCTTGTATAGGCTTAAAGAAGAATGGATAGTTTCTAAACATATAAACTACCTTCTTCATAAAAATATTCTCCTGAGCATCCTTACCAGTTTTCGATTGTATACCCATAAGTTTGTCTTTAACTTGGGTTGCTTCGTCAACAAGTACAGCAGAGCATATATTAGTATACCCAGAACGACGGCACTTAGTATAAAGCTGACCAATGCAACGTGGATCAGTTTCGCATGCAGCCATGTGTAGAAAGATTTCACGTTGAAAGTTAAGAAAGTATGGGTAGCCAATATCTAGCTTGGTCCACTGCAACATCATGTAATGCCGCCCCGTAATATATGTAGCTGTACCGTTGTTATAAAACCAAAAACCCTCACGCCTACGCCTAAACTCCTCCTCGATATATGGGCGAAACTTCTCTCTGAACTCCCTTGGCATTTCCGACCACTCATCCATAGATTTAATACGAGACAATTCCTTCGGCATAGGTATCCTTCTCCACACCTGCATAGAGTTTGATTCTTTATATCCGCTAATGTCTTTCTTCTTCGGCCTTTTTGGAAGGCAAATGAGTAGCCCACCGAGTTCGATAAGCTCACCTTCCGTACCGTTGGGACAAATCTTAACAGCAGGTTCTTCATAATCCTTTACATCTAATAAGACGTTCATTTAATTTATCTACGCTTAGAACCTTTTAGTCTAGACTTTTCTTTTCTGCCTCTGTTTTTAGACTTAGGTTCTATTTTTATTTTTTTTCCTTTGTGATGGATATCTTTACCATCACCCTTTTTTACGCTACCGTTTTTTTCTGCTTTTCTCCTGCGTTTATTTCGAGCAGCACGATTCTTCTTCTCTTTATCTGAAGATTGGAACTTTTTATATTCCTTTTTATAGTTTCGTTTTTTTACAACTCTCATTCCTGTTGCAAGTTACGAATATTTCTCCTTTCGTGTGTTACAGCCCTGTGGCAATTTGCACATCTTGGCTCGCACTTATCTATCTCCTTCTGTATTGTTTGTATGGAGTAAGATTGATTCCCCATATCTGAGACATTAGATCTCTTCTCACCTCTTACATGATCAAAGTCTAAAAGAACTGGATTGTTTTCCCCGCAGTCTACACACGATAACATGCTTTTAACAAAAGCTATATACTCTTTGTTTTTCTTTCTTTGCTCTCTATTTCTTTTTTTACTACGATCCTTAACTTTTTGTTTGTTAGCCTCGTAGTGACGCTTTGCTGCTGCAGCCTGATCCTTAGCGTCTTTATATGCCATTACTTAGAAAACCTTTCAGCGAATCCGCCAGTATAATCTTTAGATTGGTCAATCTCCCCGTTGTCTTTAAGGTCCTTAACCATTTGCTCTAAACGTTGCCTTTCTATAATAAGCTCCTTGCAGTCTGTAGCAGTTTGCTTGATAGATTGAAGCTCTGCTTTTCTAGCGGATCCGTTTATTTCAGGATCAACAGGCTTCTTTATTTCCTCTATCATGTTGTCTATAGCTACCTCCATACTTCTCATTAATCTCTGTGAGGCCGATATGGTAGTAAACTTACTCATTTATATCAAAGTCGTACACCCATACAGGAGTTTTCTCTCCTACATAACTTCCAGCGACATTGTACTCAAAGTGCTCTACAGCATCTTCCATTTCCATGCCTTCTTCTACAAGTATATCCAAACATTTACTTACACTGTATACAGCTTTTGGTTCTACACCAAATGTCACTCCTATAACAGCATCATCAAATCCATCAGCCAATAAGCATTCATGATCTTCTAGTTGTACCCACAATTCTGATTTATCAAACATTTAATTTAATTTATACATTAAGTCTTCAGCACGAGTACGATAATACTCTTTGCCGTCTATTTTAATTCTATAATCTCTATTTTCTTTGAAGCCCACCACATCTCCAGGCTCTAAATCCATGTAATCTGCTTCTTCACATAAATAAGCTATTCTCCCTCTTGTAGGTAGCTTTTCTTTTAAAGAAACTAACTCTATTAAATCAGATTTAACTTTATCTTCCTCCTCTACCGCCTCTAGTAAGCACCATCCAGCAAGACACCTTATCTTACCGTCTTCTTGACTTTTATAAGCTATAGCTTGATTGTTAACAGCGTGATCAGGATTGTATATAACTGAATAATGATTATCTTCTCCTGTAAATGCCTGACCACCGTCTAGGACAACAAGGTGATGAAAATAAAGGGTATCTCCAGTTTTAACACCAGTATCGTACTTAATAGGGGAACAAACAACTGAGCCTTCTGTAACTCTATGTTCAAACTCGCTACCCTCGTGTCTTGTGTCAATATAAAGCTCTAAACCACTCTTAGTAGTTATTGTGTCATTGATTCTTTTTTCTAAATCAACAACGAAAGTCCAAAAAGTTTTCATTTAATTTAATTTTAATACCCTCCGCCACCTCCAGAACTAGGCATTGAAGAAGGGGCGGTATTAGCCCGCAATTGCTGTATTATAGTTCGTACAAATACTTCAGTCCTTCTGTTTAAAGGTGTTAAGCTGTCGTGGGGTGTTTGTTTATGGTACGCTCCAGTCATAGGACCTTGAATATCATGAATGTGATAAGCCCCAATATACGTGCTACCATCTGGTAATGCAAATTCTCCTCCAGAAGTATACAATTCTGTTCTAACCATAATTAAAAATCTAAATCAAATTCAAGCATACAAGGTATATCATCTACAGCTTTCCATAAAGTTTGAATGCTTTCTTCATCTTGTAAATACACTAAATATCTGTTTTTGCCATATCTATGCAGATAACCCTCATCTTGCACTATAGTGCTAACTTTTGACGGTCCCACTCTCATACCTATATAATATGCCATAGCATCTTTGGGATCTCTCCCAATAATAATTTTCCTAATAACTCCTTCCATTTTATTTAATCTTCCAGTTCAATGCCCGTGCCATCTAAAAGATCGTCTATATCCTTATATCCATTTGTTTCATCAGGACTTTCTTCATCGTGCCAAGTAGCATCTATAAAATCAATTACACTTATTAATTCATCTCTATCCTCTATATTGTAGTTGTATAGAGCACTCATTCTAGGTAAACCTTCTTCATCATTGTCTTCTACGCAACCTAAAACAACTAAAGAAATAACTCTGTCGCTGCCATATTCCTTAGTTAAGCTTTCTATATCAAAACATATTCTTTGAATCCGTAGTAAAAACTCTTCTCTTTTCATAAATTTGTTGTATGCCTAAAAGTAAAATATCTAAAAAAACTTTGTTTAGAGACTTCTCCCTGCAAGATAAGAAATATATTCTTAGGAACTATCTCAAGAACATAAAGACGGTAAAAAGAAAAATAAATAAAGAGTATGATATATCATTCTCTATGGTAGAGTTTTTGTTATGGGGTTATGATCTACAGTTCTTTACTATTAAGTATGCAGCAAAAAGTATAGGGATGAACGAAAACAATACAGCTAATAGGTTTATATACCCTTTAGTTAATAAAGGATATCTATATAAACATTTCGACAAGCTTACACCATCACAAACTTTTGAGGATCACTTATTCCGTGAAGAAACCAAAATGAACTATAGAGTAAGGTATGCCCTAACTCAAAAAGCTAGACTTCTAGTTCAAAGAGTGTATAAAGAATTAGGCGGTTAGTTACCTTTTGCCTCCGTGATACTCAACAGCGTGACCCTCTTCTATAAGTTGTTTGTTTAGGTTCTTCATTGTTAAAGAATCTGGACAAGCAAAATCTATCTCTCCTAAGCATCTACCAAACTTTCCTACGCCATGAGATATGACTTGTACTTCTGTCGCTGTGTCTAACAACTCAGCTACCCTTTGTTTGGCCGCTAGGCCTCGTTTTTTTTCCTCAAGATCTCTTGTTCTGGACTCTGGGGTATTGATCCCCATAAACCTAATGCGTTTTTTTATCTTTACATCAAACCCTAGATCTATGCTAGCATCTATGGTGTCTCCGTCAATAACTCTAAGAACCTCTATATTGTATGTATACATAATTAATGTGGTTGTGAAGCCCCTACAAATGTGGCTACATCTAGAGGGGTTAATAGTAAGCACTCAGAAAAGTCCCTATAAACAATAGTTACTTCTTCCCCCTCTTTGACTGCTTTGGCGATTTTCGGGTAGACTCTTGTGTACGCTTGCGTCGACCTTCCGATGAAACCGTTTTTCTTGATATTGTTGTTTTCTTGCGTATCACCCAATAGTAGACATCCCGCAGTGTCCTCATCAGTATTACCACAATGAAGAAGAATATATTTAAAATTAGGGACATCACAGACTTCAAGCATCCCCATATGTATATCAGCAAATCTTTTACGGTACTTGGCGTGGTATCCACCTTCATTTCTAAATTTGATTTGATACTCTCCTTCAGGTATACAAGTTTCTCCGTAAACTTTTGTTTCACGGCTCTCATCTTCGAGAGTATAGCATAAAAATTTTCTTTCATCTGTTATATCAAATAGTATCCCGTTAGTTGAATCCTCTCCTTTGTTGAATCTTATTACTTCGAGTTTCATTTTTTAATTTATTTAATCTGATTTTTTCAGCTTCTATCGCTGGGTCTTTTCTTTTCTTTATGGGGTTAAAGTAATGTTTATTCAATTACCTGCAGCTAGGGTGTCTTGAGTTTCTTTCACAGAAGTCTTGCATAAAGTTTACAATACCTGCATCTCCCTTATCCTTTGATAAACCTCTACTTCCAGCAACATCTCCTTTACCTCCTCCAGGAACTCCTTTCCCTCCTACGTTTTTAGCAATATTTACTTTTCTAAACTCTCCTTTTTTTGGGGTTTTTTCTTCAATATTTATAAAATAATCTAAGAAAGATGGATCTGACATCAATAAATTTCTAAACTCTCTAGTTTCTGTATTACTTAATGGCCTACCTGCAAGCTCCGAAAGCTGATCATCAGTCATTCCTCGAACTGTAGTTGCTGGATTGTACTGACTCGATTCAGGATCAAGAGATGTTACACGTATTTTACCGTCTTTGGTTTTAAATGCTCTGAAATTTGGTTGTGATGTTTCTCTTTCTTCTGGAGATGATACAGAAAATATATCATCCATAAACGCTTGACCAGTTTTTTGCTCTGGTACATCTGAAAACCTTAACATATCTAATAAAGTATTAACATCATACTTTCTTTCACCCTTCTCACCTGTATACTCAATAACATCTAATGCTGTTAGCATTTTTGGGTCTTCATGCATCCCACCATGATCGTACCTTTTAATAGGCCTATACATTATCTACCACCTAACATAGAAGAACCTTTCGCCATTCCCCTACCCATCGCTTCAATAGCTTCTTGAGATAAACCTTGTTCAGATTCTTCAGGAGACTTAAAGAATAGCTTTCTAAAGAATTCGCTTCTATCCCAAAGTTTACCAAAATGCTTTTGATACACTTCGTCTGGTATACCATCTAATAACTCAGAATACTCTTCAGGGTTATTCATTATTTGTTTAGAGCTAATAGTTTGTGTAGCATCACTACTTACTCCATAGTGATCTTTTATAGACCTCTGTAAAGCTTTATTTCTTAACCTCTCCTCTCTAGTTCCTCCCTCACCAAATCTTTCGTCATATTTTTGTTGTTTTATCGCCTCTTGATCCATGAATGCTTCATTTTCTAAACCTTGCATTTCTTTTCTAAAAGGTTTACCACCTTTTAGCATTTCAACTAGCTTTTGTAAAATGTTTGGGGGATCTCCATGAACGCCTCCATGCTCCATTAACTTAAAGTCGGCACCAGTAATGGAACCATCATTATTACGGTCCATATGTTTAGACTGAGCTTTAGAAAGCCCTCCTTTCATATACTTGTTTACTTTATACGCTCCTCCTCCTGCAGCTACTGGCACTGGATTAGCTCCAGATCTTGCTGCTTGTCTTTTATTAATAATACTTTGGCCTATAGAAACACTAGGATTCAAAGCACCAACCATTGGATTGTTAACCTTATTAAAACCCACAGCCATACTATTCATAGGGTTGGTAACCATATCAGAAGTAGAGTCATATGGGCTAAACTGTAAATTATTCATAGGTTTAGCCATAGGTGCAGGCTGATTGGCTTGTTTATTAGCATTTTGTCTTGCAATGAGATTTGCGAAGAAGTCTTTCGGTAAAGCCATCCCGCCCATAAGCATCTTTTGAGGGTATTTTCTTTGTACTTTCATATTAACTAGCTATAAATATTTCTACTGTTACTGAAGCTCCTGCTGGATCAATAAGCAATGACTCTAACTCATGCATTGACGTATCTATGTTTGCATTTGTGTCGTTAATAGCTATAGCATCAGTAGTAGCCCCCATAATAAAGCTTTTTCCAGCTCCAATAAGAATTGTTGCTGATTCATTAGCAGCCCCGTCTCCACCATCTGTTGTGCCTACTTGTAAAGACAAATTTACAGGATTCGAGGAATCTAGGTTTGTTAGCCTTATGTACTTTACATCACCAACATCTATACTGCCAGCTGCACCAGTGCTATCATCTGCTGTACTAGCAAACGTCGCTACTGTAGTATCTTGGTTTGCAGGGCAAGTAACTATTCTGTGAAACACCTGAGTAACAGAAGCTACAGATAGGGTGTTTGTAGACCCTCTGTCAGCACCATTTAAGGTTAGTTCCTCTGTTATCGTTACGTTTAGTGTCGCCATAATCTATTTATTTACAAATATAAGATATTATCCACTACAACTTTCGCACTCATCTGGAGCATCGATATTACACTTGATCTCACCAGATGTAATCTTTTCTTCTTGCTTTTTTAGAGTTTCCTTATTTAAGAAGCTAGGTTCTTCAAAACGGTCTTTGTAGTAGTTTTTTTCTTTGGCCATATGGTTATTTTATTAGACCAACAAAGATAATAAAAGAGGCGGTTAGCTATATAGGGGGATCACCCCTCATACTCATCTAGATCAACTTTGTATTTAGGGTCTAAACCCTCCTTATCGATAAGATCATGACATGATTTTGTATTAAGAACAACCCATTCTTTAAAAGACATGCTCTCCTTAATCCCCCTAACCGCTTCATATGACTCATCTACCCTGCATATCATTGGGCGGGTCTCATATATAGAGCACCCGTTGTTGTCATCTAGGTGTATACATCCCCCATCTCCTCGATCTGGCATTATACCTAGTTTTCCTGATTGCATACAGCAAGCACCGCATCCACTACACTTGAATTTCATTTAAATATAATTATCCCGTATACTACTTTGATAAAACTACTTAGTAAGCCAGTAGTTTCATCCCCTCACTCCCCAAAATAAAACATTTCGGAGACTTCGTAAGCTGACTCGCCAAATATGCTTGTAAAGTTACTACTTTTTTTTTTAAAAGTCAACCATAAAGTATCACTTTAAGTTTTAACTGCTTCTTGTTGTGCATCAGTAGCTTATTATGTTTTTTTTTGATGAGGCAAAAATTTTAGAGATCGCAAAACCCGCAAAAAAATGGCAGAAATGTACATGGTGGGGATTATATATATATGTACACGCTAGCATGACGCACCCGAAACGCATCTCATGACCCACCCCCTCACGCATTATGCACGCAATCGCCATACTTTTCAGCTTTAGCATAGCTACATATTGGGAAAGTACCTAGCTATCAAGTCAATCAGCATCATTATATGTAATATAATGGCTTTTTTTACGCACTGGCACGAAAGCAAGAGCTCTTTGGTATTGGTACAATACCCTTCCCCCTCTTATACCATCACTTCAACCCCTCATTCCTGAATAGATACTATAACAAGTTATAGTAGTTCCTCAACCCTCCAAACCCTTTAGTAGTTTTAGTAATATATCTCTTCACTTGTGAAGATATATTACGTAAAACAACTTAATATCAACATCAAATCCAAACCAATGGAAAACAATTTCAAATTCCTCCTAAAGGAGACAACTACAGCAGTGAACAGGGTTCACTCTATCCCAAGCCAAGAGAACAAAGCGAATGCTTTGGTATTCCTCAAAACAATAACTCAACTTGTTGAGGACATGAAGGTAGAATCTCCAAAGGAGATTAAGAAGAAGCAGTTAGCCAAGCTAACTAAGGCTGAGTTACTAGCTATGCTAGTTGATGATGAAGATGATGAGCCGAAGGCTACTAAGCCAAAGGCTAAGACCTCTAAGCCAAAGGCTAAGAGAAAGAAGAAAGCCAAGCATGACAACGGCTCCCTAGCTAGAAAAGCTAGAAAGACTAGAACACCTAACCAAAGGTTAGATGA